CTTGACCACCCATAGCGTTGATAGAATATACACCCTGAATTACATATTGATAGTTTCCTTCAGATATGCGAGGAAGTTTATATCTGCTTCTTGCTACATTGCATGGATCTACAAATTCACAACATTCAGAAATAGGAACCTCTACCATCTCTAAACAAGGAATGGTAGTAAATAAAGTATCAGTGGCCCAAAGCTTTCTAAGATTTGTTTCACGCTTAACCAATAACTGTGTGTTGTTTTTAATCTCAGATGCTACCACCCTATCAGTGATAAGGTTATCTGTGGATAGCAACTTGTGCATTCCACGTACATCTGAAACTAATTTCCTTAATGTTGCCATTATAAATACTGTTTGAATATATTTGTCATTCCTGAGTATTGGTCTATTAAGAATCCAGTCACTTCAGCTTTAGACATTGTGTGACCCATCTTATCATCCCAAAGACTCTTTGCGTTAGAGAACGCTGGAATTTGGTAAAATTTAATACCATTGAAATCTTGACTTACTTCATGGTGTTTGTCTCCTGTGAATATGTAGAAGTTGTTATGGAAAGACCACGTTTCTCTAAATTCTATTGGAAACAAAGCTGCTAACTTAGCAGGCTTAATAGCATCTCCATGATTAAACATTAATGCTGATTCTCCATAACTGATATACTTTCTATACTTAGGAGAACAATCAAAGGTTAATCTTTCTGTGTTTCTAAAATATGTTTGTAACCAATTAACCATATGCCATCCTACAAACTCATCATGATTACCAGCTACGTACACAACGTTCACACGCTCTGCATATTGTAATAACATTGTAATCATTAACACTTCATGGTCACAGATAAACTCAAAAGAATTATGATATGTATGTGTATTCTGTTGAGGAGTTCCTTTTGTAGTTGCATTGGTATATTCACTATTGAACTCATCAGAACCAATAATGTATGTAATTTGCTCCAAGTTATTTGAGAGCTGTGCTTGGTTAGCAATCACCTCCACCTTGTACATAATAGTAGAAAGTCTGTCTAATATACTATTATTACCATCTATATCATATTTGTTTAAATGAGAGTCTTGTTTATTGATAACTAACATAGCGTTAGTCTTACCATCTACAAACTTAGGACCCATAACTTCCTGACTAACAGGCTGATATGAAGCTAAAAAGTCTACAAAACTATCTTGAAAAACTTGCTCTGTAGACTTCTTTCCTAACCATGCTTTGACTTGCCAATGAGGATTTCCACCATTCCCCCAGAAGTTCTGTACATATTTAGTTATTTCCCATTTCTCTGTATCTATCTTACATTTATCAATTAACTCATCTAAGCTCTTTACTTCTTCGCTAAAATTAGCAACCACCTCTCCTGTGCCCTTTACAAGGTCTTCTGTAAACTTAACAACCCTATCTTCTAAGTCTGTTATATAGTTTCCAATCTCTGCACTTTCTTGAGCTATCTCTTCACTTCTTAGTTCTTTTAGTAAATCATCAACTTCTAATTCTGTAATTCCAAGCTTATCAGCGTAGAACTTCTTGCTCTTTTTCCAATGTAGAATATCTTCTAACTGTTGTAGTAAGGGTTGGTTTTCAGGCATATGTAGCTAAGTTTAATTAAAATTAGCGTAAAGATAGGAACTATTTCTGATATACCCAAAAATTTACTAACTAATTTAATTATATAGAATAACTTTTTTTGTTAGAGTTAAAACAAAAACCCCCAGCCTAGAAAGGCCAGGGGATACTCTGTAAACCAACAAACAGGGTTTTTGATATATTAAGTGTTAATCTATTAACAGTTTACATAGTTTGTAAGTTCTCCGTTAACATCTACTTCCACTGCATAATCAGTACCACTTCTGGTTAATTTTCTCCATCCTGCTGAACCAACAAATGGTGTTGTCAAACTTGGACTATCATAGAAAATCATTGTTACAATAGGAACAGTATATCCAGGTAAAGCATAAACAAGACTTGTTGTAGTTGAACCACTACAAGCACTAGCAGAACTACCTGTAGCTGAGTTATCAATTGTATATTCCACAGGTCCTGCTACAGTAGTAGTTGTAGTTGTTGTACTAGTACTAGTAGATGTGGTAGATGTAGTTGTTGTGGTGGTTCCTCCAGAAATAAGCATGTTAACAGAGTTGGTGCATGTTGATAAAGAGGTCACTCTAATAATAGTAGCTCCATTAGGTACACCTGTTAGGGTGTATCCTGCTTGTAATGCTGCTTTTGATATACCAGAAGCTAAGGGTGTAGTGTATCCATCTGCATCTGAATAGATGTCAAATGGGCCTGTATCTGCCCCAGCTAGGGTTAATGTTACTAAGACTGTCATTTTTTAAATTGATTTTAATTGGTTATGGACACTGACTCAATAAATTACAAAGAGCAGTTTGTAATTGTACACTATTTCCAATAGCAGTTAAGATTGTTTGAGCCAATAGTGTTGGATCTAAATCAGCGTCTATCTTTTGGAGAGCCACTGTTAAGTTATCATTTGTGTCTATACCTGTATTAGGAAGATTAGGGCCTGTGTATTTTATATTGTTTGTACCAATACAATATACAGGACCTGCAGTTTGTCCTTCTGGGGTATAACATGGATTATAAATATTAACCATTATTTTTTCTATTAAGGGATGTACATTATATAATATGCAGCAATTACAGGTTGTATGTTTAAATGAGCTCCATCATTACCTGTAGTGTCAACTGTTATAGCCACATTATTAGGAGCATTGGAAGTCACTGTAATTCCAGTGGTAGCTGTTGTTGTTTGAACATTAAAAGGACTTCTGTTTACAATACCAATGCTACCAGCACTAGCCCAACCTTCTGGTGTGTTACCAAGATAGTGACTATGACCAGGATCATTCAATGTAACAGTTGCTGTACCTAAAGCATTGTGTGAGTGGGCTGGCAGTTGTGAAGGAATAAGCACTATTGTATTTGCTCCTGCTGTACCAGATAAGGCATAGTTAGGGTTGCCAGCAAAAGCAGGGTTAACTGCAGGATCAAGACCAATCCCTACAGGAGGTACACTAGCAATAGCTCCTACAGCAACACGTCCTCTTTTATCAGGAGTGCCATTTAAACCATTGCATAGATACACCTTGTTGAAGCCATTTGCTGGAATACCAGCACCTGTTCCATCAAAGTCAGTTAATGACCCATAATATTCATATGCTACAAAAGGAACCATCTTTGAAGACTGTTGAGTAGAACCACCTGCTTGACTAGCTAAATAAGCAGCAATCAAAGCATCTAGGTCTGCAAGCTTAACGTAGTTTGTATCTAAGTCTAAAGTAAGAGCAGCCAAGTTAGCTTCAACTATGCAAAGCTTTGTTATAACAGCTTGTAATACAGCATGTGTATCACTAGAGTCTGTTACACCAGTTAAACAGTCTACATCATAATCAGCATTCAATATAGCAAGTTCAGCTTCTACAGCATCAACTTGTACTTGTAAATCACAAGCAGCTCTTACCAAAGCAGACAACACCTCAACTAAGTTAGGTGTTCCTACTGGTAAGTATTGACTTACAAGTGTACAATAATAAGCAGGATTAATAGTTATGTCAATACCTGTTCCATCTAAGAAAGAAACAACAGTATCAATTAATATATTCTCTACAGTGAGCAATGAGTCTCCTGTTGTAATACCCAATGCTTCAGAGCCAATACCTGTGTATCTTACACAAGCATCTGCTGTGATATCTACACATCCATTATAACAAGCATCACAAGGTCTTATTGTTGTAGTAGTAGAAGTGGTACTTGTAGTAGTAGAAGTGGTACTTGTAGTAGTAGAAGTGGTTGTATCTTCTGGCATTTTATAATTTATTTATGAATTAAAATTTTAACTCTACTGGCTATTCTTTGTACAGAGAAGTGGCTGGCATAGTCTGGATTACAATACTTGTATGTTAGTATTCTTTTGTAATTCAACAACTCACCAATTGGACTACACGCAAGGCTATAGTTCATAGAGAATATGATATTGTTATATTGAATCCTAGCTAACTCAGTTAGCTTATAGTCAATATCTTGAAGCAAGACAGGGATGCTTGCACATTCTATACAGTTAGTTAATCTTGGCTGCAACATATTTAATAAGGTTTGTAGCTTGTTTAACAGCAGCATTGCATGCTGAGCACAAGCCATTAATCAATTGACATCCACAACCAAATTTAGCTCCACAGTTTCTACAGTTTGCCATATTAATAAAAGTTAATAATGTAATTATTTCCAGAACAACCACAGTTGCTCCTAATAAAATTGTTTAACATATTGTCTGCCTGTATATAAAGCTTGTTAGCAGTGTCTATAGCACAGTTGTTTGCAGCAGCTATTGAACCTGATATCATATAATAGATACTAGTCAATGCCACTTTTGATTGTGTTTTGATAGCAAGGTCACATTCCATTAAATCAAGTTTCATAAAAGCATTATCAAACTTCTCTTGTATAAGCTCAGTACGCATAATGTTTTTTTCTACATGATATGTAATAGCAGGTGCCACTGTATACCTTAGATAGTATATACCATCTGGTAGAGGAATTAATGGGGCACCTACAGGGCTAAGTCCTAAAGATGTAGAATTGAATATATTAAAGTCATTTGGAACAAATGGTAAAGATACCACTCCAAAATTGGGTACTGTTATTTCTATTGTAGGAGAGCTCACAACAGGAGGATCTGTGTCATATGTTGAAGCGTCAGCAACACCTAGTGTTAAGGTATTGTAAGTTGGTATTACCAATATATCTAAGACCATGTTATTTAAAATAAAAATGCCAGAGGATTTGAGAATATCCTCTCACCCTCTGGCATAGGTTAATATGATAACTACCTTACTATTAAGGAATTAAAGTAGTTGTTGTTGAAGTACTAGGCCATACAGTTGTAGTGGTAGACGTTGTTGTAATACAAGCGTTATCACTAGCAACAGTTCCTAAAGCAGCTTCTAATATAGCTTCAATTGCAGCACTTAAGCTCTGAGGACTAGCTATAATTACAGTGCTATCTTCCATAATGTAATCACCCCATTGATAAGCTGACTTGTCATACTCATTAAACTTGATGTAGTAGGTATCATAGGTAGTACCATCTGTTACCCAACTTTCAAAGTTTTCATTATAACCAGCCATTCTGTAAAGATGCTTTAAGTAACCAGCTTGGTAGCTATAGAAATTCTTTTCTAATTGTTGAATTTCTGCAGAAGTACCTAGAGGGTAGCTAGAGCGTTGAGTGATAACAGGTTCAGCAACAAAGTTACATCTGTCAGCCACAATAAAGTCAGCAGTAGTTGCAGGACCAGAATACACAAATGTGCGGAAGTAAAATCTGTCATACTCCCAAGGGAATGCAGCAACGTCACATGGTTGACCATACTGAGTTAAAGGCTTACCAGAGATAACTAATTTAGCACTAGCATTGTTACCAACTCTTTGGAATTGATAGAAAGTGTTAAAGCTAATGTTGTCTGGGTTATCACCAGGAGCTTGTTGTGTCAACTTGATGATAAATTGATCAATTAATGCAGGAACGTCTACGTCAGTGCAAGGATCACCACCACAATCACAACATGGAGCTTGTACAGTTACACTACGAGTGAAACCATTGAAGTATAAGGTGTCAACGTAAGAAGAGTGACCACGTAATGTTAATGTTACGATCTCACCACATTTTACTGTCCAATCACCAACTTCAGTTACTTGGTTAGCTACTGTAGCACATCCTGTAACTTTGTACCATTCTGTTACGTTAGATTTGCAAGAAGAACCTGAAG